CTCTGGGTGAGTACCAATTAATCTATCCACTAGCTCACCATCTTTAAAGAACAATACTGCTGGGATACCCCTAATTCCATATTTTATTGCAGAATCTTGATTTTCATCCACATTAATTTTACCAACTGAAACATCTTGATTTGTTTCAGATAATGAATCAATAATTGGAGCTAACATTCTACAAGGTCCACACCACGGTGCCCAAAAGTCAACAACGGAAAGTCCTGTTTGTGTTAATTCATCTAGATTCGAATCTGTAATTTCTAAAGCCATACTATTTATTTTTTATAATATTATTATACAAATATACTCATTAAATCTTAAAAATCAATGACTAAAACAACTTTTATATGGCAACATTTTTGTATGGTTTTATTACCCACAACACATCCAGCCGTGTATCAATATGTTATTGGTGGTAAAAATAGTAAAACAAGTGCTATAATGAGAGCAACAAACATTGTTTTTGAATATACTAACCCTTATTGGATGGGTGATGATTCATTTACGCTAGAGTTTACTAGGGGTGTTGTTAGACAATATCTAGAATTTTTGGAGAATGAATATAAGAGGGGTAAAATTAAGGTAAAAGAAATTTACCAAAAACATCCCTAATCATATTGACTGGTTTATAATATTTTTCCCATTTCTTATTTAAAAAATATGTTAAAACATACAAGGTACAATCATCACGGTCTAGACCGTACACATATTCAATATCATCAATAATTGGTACAAGGTATTTCAAAATACCATCTATTTTTTTACCACTAACTAAATTGTGAATATATGTTGCAAATGCACCATACGATGCAAAATCAGTACTATTATATACATTTATTGAACAATCTGTGATTAACAAATCAATGTAATGTTCATATAAACTTTTATCATCACCCATATAGTACGTATAAATCCTAATATTTCCAACAAATATAGTCTGTTTCAATCATAAATACAATATTTATTGGAAATATGTGTGAAAACTCCCATAATTATTATCTTGACAATTCCAATTAAAATTATTAAATTTATTCTATGAAATCAAGTAATCATATATTAAAAAAAATCATCATTAAATTCATAAACACTACGTATGAAGTTAATGATGGTAAATTATATGATTTTAACTCTAAACTTATTATTTGCCCTCATGATATCTCCAAAACCATTGAGGTTATTTTTGCGATTGATTATGAGTTCGCTTATTTAATTATTTTTGAGTGGTTATATGAAATCGGGTTTAAAAATATTACATCAAATTGGTATACCACAGTCAGATATGATATATTCGATGATACTGTTTACAGTGTTTCAAATATTAGTACAAATAATTTGACAACTGCACAAATTCATAGAATTAAAATGTATTATGAGTAATAATCTAGATGAATCAATGCAACAAATAATGCTCAATTATTTGTCAAAAACATATCCAATAAAAAAAATCAGAGATGGTAGACGCTTCAAGCGTGGTATCGTTTCAGATTATGATGAAAAATATTTCTTAAAACCAACTAATGAAGCTAATAGATTATTTAGTTACTTAAGTAATGATTTAACAGCTGTGTTCTCACCAACAAAATTAGAAATCAACATGGTTCTTTTAAAATATTTAGGATTACTTTAATTTCTACGACCACGACCTATTCTATAACCCCAAATAAATACTGCAATTAATGCAATAATTGTGATAATATTACTATTAACTAAAATCATCGTTGTTATGTTTTTCCTTTTGTAATTCTTCAGTAAGTTCGGTCAATAAAATCCCTCTAGTTCTAGCCTCTTGTTTTAAAAGGTCTAACAAATATAAACGCCTTACCGAAATGTATGTTAATATTAACCAAGACCACCATATCTTAGTATACTCGATAAAACCAGTTTGTGTAGAACAATCATATGCTAATAATAAACTAATTATTGCTACAATATGTAGTAATAATTCATATATTTTAGCACCACGCTCTTTAGACATTCTATAATTCGTCATATCTGTCAGCTAAATTAATAATTTCATCCCTTTTTACCAACTTATCTAACCAATCTGTTGGTATACCATCAACGCCATATAATATCCCAGCTAATCCACCCGTAACACATGCGGTTGTATCGGTATCATCACCTAGATTTACCGCTTTTAATACTGCATCACGGTAATTATCCGTAGTTAATATACACCATATTGCTGATGTAACCGTGTTAATACAGTATCCAGAACCACTAAATCTGTTAGAATCGTCTATCAAATCTAAATCTGAATTAAAAACTAGGTCAAATTTCTCTAAATAATCTAAATCAAAGTGAATTACATCCTTAATTGACACAATTTCGTTCTGCATTTGCATCAATGCAACCTTTTTTATATGATTTTTATTATTAGAATTACAATGTAAGTATAAATTTCTAGCAAATTCGGTTAAAATAAAACAACTCATCACTGATAACTGATGTCCATGTGTTAAACTCGATAAATCTGAAATCATTTTATACCTATGTGCGCTGTTTACTACTTTATTTTTAATAAAATATGGCACAATTGGTAGTATTCTCATAACAGAACCATTACCATTTGAGTGTAAATCCATCCCACCACAACAATTTGGTGGTAATTTACCAGCCTCAAGCTTTAAAATTGCCTGTTGTGTAGTGAATCCCATATCAAATACATGACCATGTGGTGTCCAGTACCCGTTTCTGAACCAATTTACATATCTATTACCCATATCTTTTAAGTCCCACCCAGTAATTAAACTCTCTAACATGCAAAAAGCCATACTACTATCATCAGACCATGTACCTATAGGTTGATTATGTACACCATTACCTATCATATCAGTACATGGGTACTCTTCCATGACATCTCTAGGTTTAAATTCATAAGGAACACCTACAGCATCCCCAATTGCCATACCTAATAATATACTTTTCATATCTTTTTTAATATATTCCAGATGATAGCAACAAACACTACTGACATTGTTATTAAAAATAGTCCTAATATAGGGGTAATAAACGTAATTAACCCTAATCCACCAATTATAACCCATTTAATCCATGGATTATCCTTTACAAAGTTACCAAATTTTCGAGTATTACGTATAACACCCTTATCAAAGTTACTTAATTCACTCATTTTTATAATTTTTGAAACGTTAATTCAGAAAAATATTTCCATGTTTGACCATCAATGGTTGTATAAGCCTCTTGAACATAGAAATTTACTTGTTGATTACTATAATCATGAATATATGCTTTAATTGGACGACTAGAACCATCTAATTGTTGGTCTACAGAGCTATATTCTGTAATACTCATGTTAGAATTGGTAACATAAAACCCATATGGTTGAATACTATCATTGTTTAACCAAAATTGTCCCATCCCTGGTATACCATTAGGTTGTTTAAAAGTCCAAATTGTACTATCATCAACAATTCTTTCAAATTCAAACATAACACCATCATAATTAAGACTAGAAACTGTTTTAGTGGCATCGAAGTGGTTATAAACAATACTATCACCAGTCTCCAAATTCACCATATACATCTTACCATCAATCAAAAGCCAATCACCAAAGATTGAAATCTGTTCATCGATTGTACCAGCATCTTCAATAAGGTCTTTATTAGGATTTATATTTTCTTTTTGACATGATGTGAATGTCAATCCTAAAAATAATGTGATAAATAAAAAAAAGCTTTTCATTTTGTTATTATTAACTGATTTGTTTAACAAATATAAGCAATTTTATTTAAGTTACCAAATTTTTTATGATATTTTTTAAATATCTAATTTTTTAATATCCTTAAAATGGTTTTCAATGTCAGAATCTGCTAATCCTTTAAGAGCATCCAGCATCTCCTCCAACAAATCAAGTTTCTTATCAACATCCTTATTTTTATCATCAACACTATAATCAATATCTTGCCATTTTGAATAATATTCGGCTTCGTACTGTTCTTCACTCATATTATCAAAAAAATCTCTAGCTTTTTTGTTGTGGGTGTACAATACTGTTCTCCATTGTTGAATTTTTGTTTGATAAATACTAATGTCAGCTTCCCCCTCTAGAAGTTCAGATAATGTAGTGAAGGTTAATTTAGAATATAAACGATTACACAATTCTTTAATTTCATCAGCTTTAGTCATGAAAGTATTAATACTCTCTTGACCTTCAATAATTAATTTAGCCTTCTTTATTTGTGTCTCTCTTAACCTTACTTTCATCTTTATTTTTAGTAATAAATATCTTTACATATTATAAAAAATGGGGTATATTTGTATTATGGCTGAATATAATTTTAATGAAGATATTCATGTTGGTGAGGCTGGAGAAAAAATAGTAATTCGTGATTTAGAATCATTAGGTCTTAAATTTATCTCAGATAATAAAAACCACACACATGATGTAATAATGGAAAAACAAAATGGGGATATGGTTTCATATGAGATTAAAACCGATGTCCTTATAAAACCAGATATGGATACACTAAACATGTTCATTGAATTTGAAAGTAGAGGTAATCCCAGCGGAATCAGCACAACCCAAGCGGAATGGTTTGTAATGTTTTTTAAACACTTAAGAGAAGTCTGGTACATCCGAACCAAAGACTTAAAAGAATTATTGGCAGAAACCAATTGTAGAATAACTGAAATGGCTGGTGATTTAAACAGTAATACTAAAGGATATTTATTACCTAGATATGTTCACCAAAAAAAATTCATTGTTAGAAGAATACCAAAGGCATGGATAGATTAACCAATAAACAACGAATTGAAAAAATGTACGAAGAACAAAAACAAAGAAAAATTGAACTTTGGCAGAATGTTCACAAATTTGGACCCGCATATTACGCTATGGTAATGGATGATATAAGATGGTGGAATGAAAAAATAAGGTATGCAGAAGAAAATTGGGACTTAGATGAATAATCCAAAATTAACAATAGAATTAGTACCATCAACTTGTTGGTTCTCAAATGTTCGTAGTGAAGTTCCACCTAAAGAATGGGATAGACTTAGAAAAGAATGTTACAAAAAAGCAAATTTTTGTTGCGAGGTATGTGGTGAAAATGGTAAACAACAAGGTTACAAACACCCAGTTGAATGTCACGAGATATGGGATTATGATGACGAAAATAAAATCCAAACACTTGGTGGTTTAATTGCTCTATGCCCTAGATGTCATCAAGTTAAACATATTGGTAGAACAACAATTATCGGTAGACAAGCTGAAGCCTTCGCACATATGGAGAAAATTAACAATTGGTCTCATAAAGATGTTGTCAATTATGTTGCAAATGCATTTATGGAACATAATTGGAGGTCACAATTCAATTGGTCATTAGATATAGGAATTCTAACCGAAGTCTTTGGTGTTGATAAAAAACTTATTAAGGGTGAACGTTAATTGGTTTAACCTCACCCGTTAAGTTATTCTTAACTCCATCATCTGTTATGGAAAATAAAGTATGTTTATCATAAGCGAAACTAGGCTCTTTGGTAAATAATTTTGTTTGCCCAGTATTCAACCAACGCTTATACAATAATGAGCCGTTCATGTAAACATAAACCTCATTCCCAATTATTTCTGAATGTGCTGCCATATTATCGATTTTTATCTTGTTTGTATTTCATGTATGTTTCAAATGGAACCCTATGGAAAAATTTAACCCCTACGTATATCGGATTATCCTCACGCCAGAAATCTTCATTATTTAATTCTGGCTTAATTGCTAGGATTATTTTATTGACATCATAATATGGAACATCAATTTCTACAACTTTATACCCATCATAATTAACCTCTTCATCCTTATACTCAAAGTATACATACCAATAACTACTTGATGTTTCAGTTACTTCACCATTATATGGGTCATATTCATCAAAACTTTCCTCTGGAACATATACTTTTTTGATAACAGTACGCTCTTCAGTAATATTTTCAGTCGGTTTTGGTGTTGAAACTTGCTCTTCATCACTACTACAAGCGGTTAATATTAATGAAAACACCAAAATTAACCCATAAATTAGTCTTTTCATTGATTTAATTTATCGTTTTTAGGGTATTTACCATACTTTTCTTGGTAATTATCCATTAAATTCTTAATAATACCCTCAAATTTTACTAATGTAGGGTAATCTAATCCAGATATCGCATTATAAGTTCTAAGCTCATGTAATGATATCATAGGGTTATTTTTATTCCCTTTAGTTGGTTTATCATTAGAAATGACCACTGATTTACCATTTTTAGCACTATTTTCGCTATTTTCTGTTAAATTACCACTTAATTTAGAGAAAAGTTCTAAAATATTTATTGAAACCTCACCACTTTTCATACCTTTAAGCTTCATGGTGATTTTTTGTTCAGCAGATAGTGTAACAACTATCTCTCTACCGTCAACTACGACTGTAGATTCCCTAACAACGTCTTTATCTAGTTTTGTTGCCATTGTGTGTATGTATTTTTCTAATCAAATTAACAAATTGTTGGTTATCATACGTGTCTTTATAACCCGTATAACCACCATGTGCCCATCTACCATCCTCATTTAAGAACATCCAGTCAGCTGGACCTCTAATACCCTTCTCATAAACAACAACATCGTATGGACGTTTATTGGTTCCAGATACCCAGACTTCTGGCATATCTTTTATAAAACCAACAGTATTTGGGAATTCTTCAGATAACATATGAATAAACATTACTTCATCTTTGGTAATGTTACCCATAAACGAAGCATCCTTATTATCAAAAGGAATATTATAAACAATAACCTCACCAACAGATTCATTATCTGGTAAGTCCCATTTTATAATATGTTTATCCATACCATATGGTCCTACATCATAACCTAAACCCAATAATTTATCAATAACAACTGGTCTAATTTTTGAATAGGTCAAACTATAGAAACCATCTTCAGCACGTTTGGTAATTTGTGTTATAATTTCGTCTAATTCAGTACTGATAAATTTAGAATTTAATTCATCAGCAATTAATTTTGCTTCACTCGCTCTCATACTACAAATATTTTATATATCGGTCAAAATCTTCGTTGTTAAAACTAATTGCATCATCATCTGGTGAAACCCATAAACCATCAGTGTTTAAATAAAACAACTGTGGTAAGCCCTTTAAATTAGGATTGTTCACATAAACATCATACGGTAATCCATTTTCCATAACTAATAGACTGTCTTTAACAAAACCAACAAATTCTGAACTGTGTTTTTTAGTTAATTCATTGATAAATTTAACAACCTCATCAGTCACTTGACCATATGTTGAACTATAACATACCCCACCACTTTGACTTCCCCAAGAAATTATATATTTGTAAGTACTTGAGTCCCCAATAGCTAAACCATTATATTTTATTACATACCCAAGACCTCTAAGTTTTTCAGCTACATCTGGTCTTAAATCGGCAATACTATATTCATACCCACCAGTTTTAGCTATATCGGTAATATGTTTTATAATAGCATTATATTGTGTGGTGTTTAACTTATCATTCCACTCATTAGCTAATTTATATGCTTCACTCGCCTTCATCTTATTTAGTATTTTTTAGTATTTTAATAGCTTTGATTAATAAATTAATTCTAGGACCCCAATCACCCTCATCAAACCAAAACCTATCAGTAATATCCCCAATTGGACTTAACGAGAATAATGTTGGGTATTTGTGAATAGTGAATGGGTAATCATATTTGTCAATAAAGTATTTACAAAAACCACCTGTGAATTTTTCTTTTCTAGGGTGTCCACTAGAGTGAATTTTTGTCAACTCTTTCAAAGCTTTTTGATAAACATCTAACTCAGTATTCATGCTCTTAATTTAGCTAATAGTTCATCAAATTCTTTATAATAATCCCTTGTATCAAAATCATCTGGGTTAATACTCTTAAATTTAAAGTACATCTCATTGCAAGCACCAAAATCAACAATCTTACCATGTTCTTTTAATTGTAATCCAAAATGAAGGATTCTAAGAGCATGAAACATACCTTTCTTTGCTCTATCCTCAAAACCACTTTTTGCTTGCTCATCCGCAATGTGACGACTTGCTGAAGCTTTCTGGATTATCTTTTTAATTAAAACCTTTACATCCCATCTTCGTTCTTTATTTAGAACAAATTTCTCAAACAATGGTGTAGTCAAAATATAATCCTCTTTCGGTAATGAAATACACTCTAAAGCCCCAATCTCATATTCATCAATAGCATTTGAGAAACCACTTCTAGAATATAAAACCCCTTGTATTGAATAGTCAGAGTTGGATATTGCATTATTTTTAAAAGCACCGTTGGATAGTGTAGAACCTTTAGTTACAATGATATAATCGTGGTCAGATTGATTATCAGCCGTACCATATACCCTACTACCATAAGGTATGATAGCGATTACTTCCTCTTTAATTCCTAATTCACTCAGAATCTTCTGTGCTTCCATAACGTACTCGTTTTTGTTTATAATCAGTATTAAAAAAAAGCTTATTATTTAAATAATCTAAATTCAATTGATGGTTTCTATCATATGCTTCATATGGTGATATTTCACCTAATTCCTTAGCCTTATGTATTTTATCATACTCGTAACCATAAATTTCTTCACTTAATGTTTTTAATTCTCTAACAGATAAGAAGAAAAAAATAACAGCGATTAACGAACCAATAATACTACCAGATGATAATGTGAAAATAAAAAGTAATATTGAAAAAGCTTGTGTTACCCTAATTGAATAATATTGCGCTCCTTTTACATCAAAATGGTCTAAAATACTTCGAAGTAATCGACCACCATCCATTGGGTAAATAGGTAATAAGTTGAATACAAACATTAAAAAGTTTGCGGCTATACCTACATAAATTAAACCTTCAACACCACCAATGTTACTAATATCTGTATTACCATTGGCAAACATCATACCCACAGGTAATAACATTAACATCATTATAATATTTGTTAATGGTCCAGCAAATACAACCCACATTTGCTTTTTAGGTGTTAAATCTTGAATTGTATCATCAACCATGGCAATCCCACCAAACAAATTCAAAACAACATATTCTGTTTTAACACCATATCGTTTGGCTGCTAAAATATGTCCAAACTCATGTATTAATACAAATGTAAATACCATAATCAATGTTAATACATCGAAAAGCATACTGGTCCACCCAGTTCCGAAATCGACATATACTAGTAATAGTAAAAACCAAGACCAGTGTAATTTTACATTTACACCGAATAATTTAAATAAATTTAATTTCATTGTTTTTTGTTGTTGTTTGATTGTAAAACTTTTTGTGTAACAAAGTTAGCACCCTTTGCTAACCATATTGTGTATAAAGGTACAAATAATATTGATATAAAAATAAAAATATCTGGATAATTTTTCATTAATATCATCTGACCTATACCCAATAATCCAAATCCAGCGATTAATATCGCTATATATGTTTTAATTTGACTTCGTGCATCCATATTATATTGGTCGAAATAACCTAATATACAACTCATATGCTGATATATTAGTCGATTTTTCCTTTGTTTCTTTGTTTGTTATGTAATAATGTCTAAATGCTGGACTATATTCCAGCAATAAATGTGGGAATTTACGCTTAAACACCTTATCAATCTGATTTCTTTTCTCTAAATCGATATCAATAGGCTTTATCATACTACTTTTTTCCATTTGAATGTCGCTCCAAATTGTTTAATAAAGCCTGTGCTTCTTCAAATTTATAATATCTAATACCACCATCTTTTGTACAGCCATCAAATGTCATATACCAGTCACCATCACCATCATTTGTTAAAACAATAGTAATACCACCAACTACACCCATATAAGCTGTTTTATATTTTTGGTCGAAAAACTCTTTGAAACCAAATAATTGTACCTCGTTTTGTGTCATAATTAAAATTTTTGAATAAATAAATCAATTAACTTTATCATTTCTAGGTATACCTTCTCACCATCTAATGTATTAAACGAAATAGAAGTACCCCTATGGTCTAAACCAATGTGTATTATAACCTCATTGGATTCAACCATGTAGGATATGTATTTATAATCACGTTTTTCGTCAAAACCCTCACCAAATTCTGAATGCTTAATACCTTCACCAAACATATTTTCTAGTGTTTGTTCATCAAGTATACTTGTTAAAAAGAAAATACCTAAATTATCATACATTATAAGTCTTTTTTTCCTTTTTATATAACCAAACTTAAGACGTTCCATACGTTTGATTAATAACTCGATAGTATCATGTGATTTCCCAGACGATTTATACTGCTCATACAAGTATTGCCCAATCATAGACAAGTAATCAATATCTGAATTTAAGAATACATTCATTTGATGATGCATAATTATATCACCATCAATATAACTATCCAATAACTTCTGCATAGAATTAATCTTCATCGCTTTCTAAATTATCTAATAATTCATCAATACCATCAGTTTGTAATATCTCTATCATCATACAAAGCGACATAGTATCCTCTTTATCCATAGTGTCACCAAAAAGCACTAATAAAATACGAACCATACTATCAGGACGAATACAATAATTGTAATCCGAAATAGTTTTAGCCAATTCAAAACCCTTATCAGTAAGTGCAGGTGTATTTACTTCAACAATACCGTGTTCTGATAATATTCCTAAATAATATAATATCATCAAATTATCACATTCTTTTAATGACATTTTATTAGGAATATCACCACGTTGTTTTAATGTTGCAAATGTAATTAGATTAACATCCATAATTTTTTCTTACAAATTTAAATAAAATGTTTGAATTAAACAAATTTAATTCATACAATGTTCTGTTTCTAGAATTTTTTTAACTTCCTCTATCACTTTATCCCCTACTTCGTTGGAAACTTCTGACTCAACTTTAGCCTCGTCACTGATAATTGGTGCAAAACGAAATTCACCACACCAGTGTATCCCACGACCTTGTATTGTATTACCACAATTACAACTAGTATATTTAGTTTCTGTAGCTATTAAACCAACATCATAACAATAAACTTTACAACAATTGGTTTTTACAACATCTAAAATTGTATATTCTTTACCATATATTAGTTTATGATTTCTATCATCAACGCATTTGACCTTTTCACCAACTTTAAATTTTGGAGCCGAATTTTGATTAAAAAATTTTTTTATAAAACCAAACATAGTTTTTTTTATAACAAAGATAGTAAACTTATACCAATATTCCAAATATTTATAATAAAAAATATGAAAGATTTCATCAAATATAAATTCAGAACATTATTAGAAGGTGCAAGAGCGAGTCACACACCTAATAATCCAGTTGGTCGTGATAAAGATAGGGCAACTAATTCTGACCTACAAAGAACTATGCACAAAATAGTATCACTTAATAATCAATACGGACAAGAACCATATTTTCAAGATACACACGCTGGTGATGGTATATACTTAGTAACTATTCTGTCTAATGGTAGTCTTACCGTTAAAACACCAAATACTATGCGAAAACTAACTGATAGTGATATTGGGCTTCTTAAAACTGGAACCCATGGTAACAAACATGTATACGTAAGAGCATATAGAGGAATCGAACACCCAGATATTAATCAACCAAAAACTGGTGAAGCTAAAACTTCATCACCAGCTAATGATGCAGCAATTAAAACGTATCTAGTATTTGGTAAAGATATATTAGAATTCGTAAAACAAAATATCGCTGGAGAAGATGATTATACATCAGATGATAATGATTTTACTGATAAAACATCTGATGAATGGAAATATAAATACGATAAATTAGAGAAAGAAAAACAACGTAAACTTAATAAATCTACCATCACAATGGACCCAGACAAAGCAGCTGAATATGAAAAACGACAAGCAGATTTAATCGCAAAATATGAAAGAATTAAAAATAGAAGAAAATAAAAAAAGGAGCATTAATGCTCCTTTTTTGTTTTGTTTGAAATTGTATTCGTGAAAATATTATTATCAGACGAATATTTACCCATATTAAAGGTTATATAACGTTTTTCATTAGGTAAATATACCCTTAACATCATAAAGCCTAATTCAGATTCATACACTGACTCAACCTCACCAATACCATTAGGTGTGTTAATCGTTATCTTCACCATCATCTGCTAATTTATGAACATGCTCATAAATCATATCAAGACTTTTATTGACTTTAGATTTAATATGATTTTCAATCTTTAATAACTTTCGGTCAATTTTCTTATTGAATCTTGACATTATATACTGTTCTTGTTTTTCTGTTAAGTTAATATCGTAATGATAAATACCATTGATAATGGTAAGACGTTTATAGTCAATGATTATAAACATTTCACCATTTTGAATGTATGCACGTTTTGTTATTGGTGCAACCGATAACTCACTGTCAGAATTGTTAATTAACGCTAATGCAATATCAATAGCCTTTTTTTCTGTATCTGTCATTGTTGGCGTTTTTCGTTTACCAGCAATTTTTAATTTTAATTTTTTAAATCTCCAACCAATTCTTAATCCCATTTTAATTAATTTTTTTAATAATACCAAGTTTAGATAGTTTGTGCATAGTTTTTTCTGATAATGTAAACTCGTCACTAGATAATGCATTCTCAATCTTAGCAATAGTTAATTCACCAGACTTAGGTTTTTCTATAAACCTAATGATGAAATGCTTATTAGATTTATAGAAATACTCATTAATGATTTCAAAACGTGCACTACTATTATCTTTAAAATGTAAACCAACTTTAAGTTCCATTTATGCAACTACTTCTTTAATCCCTAAATAAACTTTTTCAAATCCAGAAGTTGATTTACCTAAATCAAAATTACGATTTATGAAATCAATTACTTCACTAGAATCTACATCGTGGTTAAACACAATATTTGGACCGTGCTTATCCAACATAACACAATAAATATTACCAAATTGACCTAGACCATTTGCCGTATTCTCACCACACTCATGTGAACCACACTCATACTCTCTCTGAGAGACAACTGGAATATTATCCACATGCTCAGCCTTTAATGGACAATGAAAGTGTACAATACAATCACAATCAGAATACTTCCCAAAGATAATACGCTGAGATTGACCACCAACAGACGGTTTAGCACCATAGGCAATTACATCATCATCACCATCTGTTCGAACTAATACCATACCATTTTTGTCAATATCGTTAAAATTAGTTTTACGAATTGATGTGAGGAATAAATTACTATCAAGCTTTGCAGCAAAATGACCCGTGGTTGCTCCATTGAACTCTTTATACGCACCCTCAGATATACAATGATTTACAACCTCTCTTAGAACAGGATAAACCTTAGCATCCGACCAAGAAACTGGTGTACCATCAACAACCGTTGAACGGGTGAATGATAAATGTGTTCGGTGCCATGCAATCTTAACCAACTCATTTAAACATTCATTTCTACTCATATCCAATCCATAAACACCCTCTTCTGGTGTGATAATCAAGTTCTTATGAGTTACAACATCATTTGCTAAAACAAGGTTACATGAGGCTTTCTTCATTAACTCAAGACCCTTACTGAATTGCTCTTGTTCACTAGCACCAGATGTTGTTTTGAAACCAACCAAAAAGATATCTTTGCGCTTTTCTCGAATCAAATTGATGACCTTGTTTGTGGGTGTTAACTCCATAACTTCCCCACCCATTTTACTTTCCAAACGCTCAGCGTACTTGCCAGACACAACACCGTTGATTTGTCCATCAAAATCACACATAGCAACATTGAAAAACACAACCTTAACCGTGTTATCATTAACAATTGTTTTAACAGCAAGTTCAACATCCTCATTGGTAACAATATCAGATGTATGGTCAGCCATTTTTGTTAATAATAAATGAACATCCATGTATGGAAATATAGCCTTACATTTTCCATACAATGCTTTTGCAGTAGTTCCGAACGCTGGTGTGCATAAGGATAGGTGGGTACGAACATGTGACATTGTACCACCACCCATAATAATCACTTTTTTATTCATGTTTATTTATTTATTTTAGTCTCTAATATTC